GGGTGAAAATATTGAAGTTATTTGGGCAGACGTTTTAAAAGATGAGCGCCGATTAATGAGCAAAGTTATGGAAGGCAAAACGCGATTGTTTGCAACATGTCCTCTACATTATTTATTTCTTGTACGTCGTTATTTTTTGAATGTTGTCTATTATATCCAACAACAATGTGATTTTAAACCAGTTTGTGTTGGTATAAACCCACATTCTACGCAATGGACTCGTTTAGCTGATCGATTAAGTAGAACTTCTGCATCAATTATTGCTGGAGATTTTTCAAATTATGATGGTATGATTCCAGCTTTTGTTATGAAAGAAGTTTTGCGTTGGATTAATTATTGGTATGATGATGGTCCAGTTAATGCCCGTGTAAGAGAGTTGCTTTTTGAGCATATTTATAGTGCCGTGCGTATTCATGGAACTATTATGTATCAAGTTGCAGATGGTAATCCTTCTGGTAATCCTTTAACTTCAATCGTTTATTCTTTGTGCAATATCATTATGACTCGATTTATTTTAAGTCATATTTTCCATTTGCAAGATGATGAATTTGAATTGGCAGTTTATGGTGATGATAATATCATTTCCTGTCTTGTTGAAGGACTCAGAGTATCAGATTTTACTCCCTGGTATTCTGAATTTTTTAATCTCAAATATACCCATGCCGAAAAAATAGAAGGTATTGATAGAGATGATAGTTTAGAAACAATCAGCTTTATTAGCCGAAAATTTGTTAAGCATAATACTCTTTATTTGGCGCCATTGCCAATGGATACCATTAAAGAGATGGTGTATTACGAGAGAGGAGTAATATCGCATGATGCAACTATCCTCGCTACATGCCGAAATTTTTTAGAGGAAACTTTTCATTTAGGCCCAGAAGAACACAAAAAATGGTCTTTATTGCTTCTGCAAGCCTTAAAACGTCGTTGTCCGCACTTGTGTGCTGCTGTACAACAATTTGATTATCCATGGATGTATTATTATCGCAAAAATTATACAATGGGTAGATCAACTTTTTTAAAAAATCTAGATATTGATCAGTCGGAGGACGATAATCTGAATGAAGTTAAAATTATTCCTGAATCAAATGAATATTTAGATCTAACTACATCAGTTAGTACTTATGGTGAATATATTTTGCCAGGTGGAGTTGTTGAAATTGAATGTGAATCCAGTTTCATTGATACTTCGCACAATGAAAATTTTGATGAGCGTGCCGTGAGAGAACTTGACACGACTCAGCGAACGAATCTTGGATCATATGAGGATGCAGCACCCGTGTACCATCATGTTATGAATCCAAATACTATTGCACCTTATTATGACACTAATTTGGAAATGTTTGACATTAAAAAATTACTTGAACGTGAATATGTCATTGGAGTTACTACTTGGACTCCGGTGCAAGCAACTGGAACAAATCTGGCTCAGATATCTCTTCCTGATAATATTTTTGCTGTTCAATTTATAGCTGATAAAATCAAAAATTTTCGTTATTTTCGAGGAGGATTTAGAGTTACAGCAAGAGTGTCAGCAAGCAAATATGCGTATGGTAAATTAATCTTATCATACAATCCTCGTGCAGATTTATTTCCGACAGGATTTACTGATAATTGTTACCAGGCTTCTGGTTTCAATCATTTATTGTTGTCAGCATCAGCTGCAGAAGTTGGAGTTTTAGACATTCCTTTTAAACACTTTCAGCGTTTTCTTGACATAAACAATTATATTGTTGGTGAATTAGGAACTATAAACGTCAACGTTGCAGTTCCTTTGAAAGATACACAGGGAATAGTTGATACTGCAAAAGTGACTTTGACTATTGCCATGATCGAACCTGAATTGTTCATGCCTTTCTCTACTGCTTCACTTGAATGTGAGAGTGCAAGTGAAAAGGAAGCTGATATCAAATCCCAAAAAATGTCTATTGGAAGTTCTCTTTCATTACCATTAACAGTAAAACCAAAAATGGAGAGTCCATCTGTGAAAGGTTATGATAATGGAATGATTTCCCACGTTACAAGGCAAGGCATTAAAGATTTTCAAATAAAAGGATTGAGTAAGCCTGCTGCCTTAAATTATACCCAAATAATTAAGAACGATCCTTTAATGGGTGCAAATTATGGCAAAGGTATGGAAGCAATATCCAAATTTGCTATGGATCCAGATTGTTCTATTAGTGCAATGCGGTGTTTTAATGGCAATGATGTTGATGAGATGGATATCAATTATATTTGTGGAGTTCCACGTATGATTAATATCTTAAATATTGCTTCAAATGCAGGAACATTCCAAGTTGCTGCACTTCAAATGGGTGATTATGCATACGTTGATGATTTGTGTGCATTATTCCGATATTGGAGTGGAGACATGAAATACAAAATATATATTGTCGCCTCTCAATATCACACTATCAAATTGGTATTTTGGTTAGCAGACAATCCCACGAAAACAGCTTGGAAAGAGTGTTACCATCGTGTCATAGATGTACGAGGAGATACTAATGTTGAATGGACTATGCCATTTTTGGATACTGCCATACAATCAACACCAGGAGTTGCGGCTTGGTATTTAATGTGCACAATTTTGGATTGGTCACAACCTGATGATGCTTTGAGTTGTCCTATTGCTATGATGTTATATAAAGCTGGATCTAACATATCTGTAGCTTGTCCTATGGAAATGATGATAAATCCTGAGTCTCAAAGTTTCGAAATTGAGACTGAATCCAACCCTCGTGTTGACTTTGGTGTTCCATTTGAACCCTTTCATCCATCTATGACAGGATATTCACATTCTGGATTAGTTAATGGAGAAAAATATACCACTTTGAAAGAATTGTGTTCAAAACATCATTTGTTTGGTCAAGTATCTGGTACCGATGATGATTATGTTTTCAATAATCTCGGAAATTTGAATGTTCTTACTGGATTGAAGTACCGTTTTGGTTTCGAAATGATTGCTCAATTATTTTATTTGTTTTGGAGAGGCTCTATTGTTGTTAGAATGCTATCAAAAACAAATACTACAGCAAGATCATTGTGTTTTCAGCGCTCTGATCAAAATGGTACTTGGCCCATGCAAGGCTTTGAAGTTATGAATTCAGTGAAACCATATATGGAAACTATTGTGCCATATTATTATCCTACTTTATATCAACCTGCACGGAAATTGCAAGGAGGAATAAGAATGACTTCAACACCATCAACGGTTGGGACATATTATCTCGATAAATGTTTAGCAGATGATGGTCAATTGTTGGAACTTGTTCCAAGAAGTATTGGTAATCCACCGGTTCATGCTTATGTGTATGGATCAACAGGAATTACTATCGGTCAAGCTGGATTCAGAAATTTTAGTTGAATCTTTCAAGTTTTTATAAAAGTTGTACTTGAGAGAAAAATGTGTATTGTGCGTGCATACACTTATTATTTACGTGAGCTTATCTCTGTATTTAATATTAGATCTTATATCTACCACGTAAACGTGAAAAAGGTTTAGCCCCAAACGTTTTTATTTAAAC